TGTGGATTCTATATGCACGACCTAAGCAGGATAAACCCGGAGTATTCAATTACAAAGGAATTCAAAGAAGCTCCAGATGAGTTTGAGGTCGTCGGCAACATCTACGAGAACCCAGAAATTTTAAAGGATACAAAATGACAGTAGAAAAAAAGATGCCGCTTTATCTATCGGATGACGATACAAATTTTCTAATAAATTTAGGGAAAGAAATGTTGGCCCAAGACACTAGAAGCACTGCCCAACCTTATGGCCTGACGGTCCAAAAGAAAGAGCTTATTATTACGGATGAAGAATTCGCCGACAATTGGACGCTATTTAGCGAGGGGGATGCCGCGGCTGAAGGACTTGAACGGGCAAAAGCATATCTAATAGACAGAATACACGAAAACCTAGTAGATGCCGATAGTGACGCCCAAAAACTAGAGCTAATAAAGGAACTTGGTATTCTTTTGAATGTGGATGATAACTACGATTTGCAAAGCTACATAAGAGATCGGGAGGAATTGAGCGACTATTCTTATTATCCGACTACGCAAAGATGGACGGTGGACGAAAGAATGGTATTCACTTTCAGCGATCGCGAAGCTAGAGAGTATGCTAGACGCGGCGAAGATTATAGGACTTATGGCGTATATTTAGGGCGCAGCCCCGTAATGACGCGATTATGCGAAATTCTACTAAAAATAGGCGAGCAGGGATAATGTTAGACGAAAAACAAAAGCTCACGATGACCGAGTATGCGGTAAAGACGCCCCTAACTTATGTAATATGAAAGGATACAAAATGACAACACGAGAAAAGATAGAGGTTATGCAAGCTTATGAGAGAGGCGGGGAGATAGAGAGGCGTTCAGCTAATTGCGAAGAAGAATGGACTTTTGTAAACTTCCCGCTTTGGAATTGGGATAAATTCGAATACCGCATCAAACCTAAAGAGAAAAGGGGGCCGAAATTTAAAATAGGCGACATGCTCGTCCATTTGGAAAAAGAGGGACAACCTCTTTATCGGGGAGATATTTATCGCGTAGTTTCGATAGGCGAGAAATATACGGCAGAAGAAGAAGGGTATCAATGCAAAGGGGCATACGAACATTTCGAGAAAATTTTCATCAAAGCCGATGACGTCCTTTGGTATTGGGAATACCAAAACACATCTGGCGAGTGGAAAATGACAGACGTTAGATACACAAAAAGCGACCTTAACAAAGAAGTGCTCGGTCCCAATGAAAGAGAAACGGCTATGCCTCTTTACGCGCTAGGGTTTAGATTGCCACAAGATTTAAAGGATGAGGGATGAACCCTGTAATAAAACCCGAAGCAATGATAATCGTCGATAAGCGAACTGGCGAAAAGGTAGAACCCTGGGAAATGAATTTCGCCCAGAAAACCATCACGATATTATGGGGCTATGGCGAGGCACGCAACCCAAAGCTATCTTTGCCGATGCCGATGGAAAACTACAAGATACGTATGTGGACGGGTGAATTTGATGAGCGCAATATGCCGATTTATGAGCAGATAGGAGATTGAGATGTTTGTATTGGTCTATATTATAGCGTGGGGTATAGTTATGTCGCCAGCATTATATGCGTGGCTTTCTGTGTGGATGATTATTAAGGACTATTTTTCAAAATGGGACGGCTTTCGTGGAGAATATATATTACCCGAAAAATATAGAAAAATCTTGGCGCCAGCCTTTGCCATAACGACCGCACTTCTTATTATTGGCGTATCGATTTGGTGCTGGTATATAGCAGACGATGTCTTAAAATTCTTTAGCGGTTTTAAAGGAGAATAAAATGCTAAATTTCATATTCTGGGGCATAACGCTCAACTGTTATGCATTTACGATACTTGTTCTTATAGTGAGGGCTCTGTTCCCAAACGGGTTTCGAAAAAAGTGCGAGAGCAAACTATTGCCTATGGTGATCGCTACATTCACGCCGTATTTTGCATTTGTCTTAGGGGTCGCAATCTTTCTATCGATGGCATACTACGGATTTGACGCCGACAAGATAGAGGCGAGACTGGAGAAAAGGCGATGAAAACATTACTTATTTTGCTTGCTTTTTTCTTGGCGGGATGCGAGTCAGCAGATGAGCCAAAAATTGAAGCCTGCAGGGTCGGATATGCCAGCCGAGGCATAAGAATGTATTGTATAGAAGGGTTTAAATTTGTAGCCTTTGTCGGATTTGGGAACGGCGCAACTCAACTTTTTAGCGCAGACGGCAAACCTATTACGTGCAATTGCGGGAAATTAAAATGAGTAGCCCCGACCGAGAAAAAGAGCGCGAGCTTTTGCGCAAGATAGACGGACCTGTAAAAAAGCGCGACAAAAAAAGTGCGCTCGCAGAACAAATCCACAGACGACTGCTTGAGCTACATTTAAAGCAGTTGAGGAAAATTTTAAAAAGGATCGAGAAATGATAGGACAAGAATATCTAACAACCAGGCAGGCAAAAGAACTTTTAGGCGGAGTTTGTGATGCGACTCTTTGGCGTTACGTAAAAGAGGGTTATATAGAAAAATTTAAACTAGGTAAAAAAACAGTAGTATATACGAGAGCCAGTATAGAAAAATTTATCCAAAACGCGGTAAAAACCGCGCCTGCACGGACGGCTTAATCTATTAAGCCGTCCAAATAATCTGCCCACCACTGCATAAGCCCTCGCATTTGTGATAAATTTTCCGCCCTATTATATGCAGCACGCACCGAGTTGGCATCTTTATGTGCGAGACACTTTTCTATTATAGCCTCGGAGTAGCCGTGAATGTGTGTATTTTCGTTACAAATCGTGCTAAAGCTTGAGCGAAACCCATGAAAAACGATCTCGTCTTTAGTATAGCCCATACGCCTAAGCGCAACGTTTAGAGTATTTTCGCTCATATACTTAGTTTTGCTGAAATTATTAAAAAACAGATAATCGCTAGCCGGCGCAAATTTACGATACTCAAGCAGTAAGGCTTTGACCTGCCTAGAGATCGGAAGATTAAAATTTCTGCGCTCCTGCTTCATCTTACTAGCGTCTATGCTCCAAAGCCCCTTATCGAAATCAAACTCGCTCCATTGCGCCGCACGAATATTAAAAGACCTTGCTGCCGAATAAAGACCGAGTTTTAATGCTACCCTAGTTTTATATTCTCCGCTATATTCATTCACGGCAAAAACCAGCGCGCTAAGATCGCTATCTTTCGTCAAGCTCGGGTAATTTTGCTTCTTTTCAGCCTTGAAAGTATATTTGAAATCAATGTCAGACATGATATTGTGCGGAGCCTTACCGCTAGCCACCGCATATCTCCATAGCTGCGCGCAAAACTGAAACAGCTTTTTAACGACGCTTAGGCGGCCGCCATCCTCTACTTTTCGCAAAATTTCAATTATCTCTGTGGCACAAATACCCGAAATATCTCTTTTGCCGAGATACGGAAAAAGATATTTCTGCGCGTTTCTTATTTGAATTTGAGTAGTCACTTCTTTGATGATTTTACTTTTCTTATCTATCCACTCCATCGCAAGCCGTTCAAAATTTCGGCTCGCATCGCCATTTTTAGCGACTATTGGATCAATGCCATCTTTTACCAAACGCAAAAGCTCTGTTTTTAACTCCCTTGCTTTAGCCAAGGTTAAAAGCGGATAATTTCCCAAGGCCATGCGGCGCATCTTTAATGTGAGTGGGCTCTTATACTCAAGCGCAAAAAATTTACGACCCGCGGGCTCAATAAATATAAACAAATTTTGCCCATCAGATTTTTTATAAATTTTATCTTTAGGCTTAAGGGCTTTAATAGCCGCATCGCTTAGCGGCGGATTGATTTTTGGCATACGCTTTCCTCGGCTATCCGCAAAGCCCCTAAAAATCAAGCAAATATTTTTTACGGACATGACTTTTACGGATAAGGGTTTGTCCGTATAATTATCCGTAAAAATCCCTTAAAATAAAAGAAAATCAAAGAAAACCAAAGAAATAAAAAGAAAATCAAAAATCCAAACAAGGCCCGACGAGAACGCTATTTGTAAAAAGAAAAGAATTAAAAAGAAAATCTAAGAAAATCTAAAGTGGTGCGCCCGGAGGAATTCACACCATATCAACAATATAGGCATATATTCACTTATAACCCAATTAAGTTTTTCAAATGTCCGTATAAATGTCCGTATAAAAATATCACATAAATATTCATAATTTATAAATTTTATGAAAAAACCAATTATACCAAAGATACACAAAATCAAAAGAAAGGGTAGCTAGTGAAAATTCCTCCAGAGCTTTACTTAAAATTTGCAAAAGATATAGAACCGGAAATTTTTGAGAACAAAACGCCGAAATTTCACCTGGACGTTTTGAAATTTATCGATGGCGCGGATCAACACAAAGCCGTAGTTATATTTCGCGGTAGCGCAAAAACTACGCTACTCAATAAAATTTACGTCGTCAGCAGGCTGTATTTTTATGCAGAGCCTTTCATTATGATAGCTTCTGCAAACGATACGAAAGCAAAGCTATTTGTCGAAGCAATCAAAAATTCGATTGATAAAGCAGCCGCCAAAGGTTACGCGATAGAGCGCGGTAAGATTTGGAACAAAGACCGTATAGAGGTTGTCGTTAATCGCGGCAAAAAAGACCGAAACGGAAACGATATGGAGCGAACCTGTCACGTAGTATCGCTCAGCTCCGGGCAGGATCCGCGCGGCGCTAATATTGACAACATGCGCCCGACGCTTATCATCGTCGATGATTTGGAAAGTAAAGACGGGCAATTCCCGGTCGGAAACAAGGCGAGCCGTCAAAAGCTTCGAGGCTGGTTTTATGCGGATCTACTGCCCGCCGTGCACCCAACTCGCGGCAAGGTGGTGGTATTGGGCACAATCCTGCACGAGGATAGCATCTTAAACAATATCGTGAACAATGAGAATATAGAAGAAACCAGCAAACAAGGATGGCGACATATAAAAATTCCCATCATAGAAAACGGCGCGAGCGCCTGGCCGTCTCGTTTCCCTTTATCGCGCATAAAAGCGATACAAAATCAACTCGTTTCAAAAGGGCTTGCAAATGAATTTTATCAAGAGTATATGTGCGCGGCGATCGATCCGCAAAGAGCGATTTTCAAACGCGAGTATTTCCGCTACTTCGAGCGCGTAGAATACGACATCAGCGCAGAACCGGAAGCCCTAAATATTACGGACGGTGTCAATATACGAACGCTACAAATCAGAAAGGCCATAAATTTAATGCTAGGCGGCGAAAAAATAGAGCTTGCAAAATGTCAAATTTTTACAACAATCGACCTGGCAAGCGCGAATGGTCGCGACCAAACAGCAATGATAACTTCGGCTGTCGATAACAGAAATCGCATATTTATAATAGACATCAGCGCCGGGCACTGGACGCCGTTTGAAAAGAGCGTCGAGATCATACGGATTTTTCAAATATTCGGCTGCACCAGGATAGGAATCGAAAAAGCCGGAATGCAAAACGATTTTTTCTATACGATTGACATCATACAAAAAATGACGGGAGTGCACCTACCCATTGATCAGCTTAGCCACGGCGGAAAGGCAAAAAATACCCGCATATCAAACCTAGAGCCATATTATCGCACGGGGCAAATTTATCACAACGCAAGCATAGACTCAAGCACTGAGCTAGAGGCGCAACTCCTCAGCTTCGATAGCGAAGTCGAGAGCAAAGAGGATGATCTGATGGATGCGCTCGCGTATTTACAACAATATATCGTGGGGCGAGAATTTGATGAGCCGGACTACGAGGACGAGGACTACGAGGGCGCCGAGGCATGGGCGTGAATTCGCGTTGGCAAGACAAATGCAGGCGGACACCGCTCCCGCAGGCGCAAAGCCCTAATGCTTACGCTCGTTTTGCAGATCGTGGGACAAAAAATGCGGGCTTAAATTTTAAGCAGATAATAAAATGTGCTCGTATCTTTCGCGGGACAAAAAGTCTAAATTTTGAAATTTTTCTCTACACCGTCAGTATTGGGCGGAAAATTCCGAGTGGGGTCATAGCCCCCGTCAAGAGAGTAAGCGGGCGCTATCAAAACCCCATAGCAGCGCGTCTGCAATAGTTTATGGTATAATCACAAGGTAGGCGTATAGGATTTAAGCAAATAATTATCAAGACCGAGCCGAAATTGCGCGCGAAACTTAAACCGCTTGTGTCTAAATTTTCACACTTTCCTTAAGCGAAAACGGACAAATTCGCATCGTTTTTGCCGTTTAAAACTTAAACTTAATTTTCACGGCTCTTTTAAATGCCTATTTTAGGGCGTTTTATAAAATTAACTATTGAAAATAATTCTTTTCAAAAATATGTATTTTCACGAAATTTGACCGCAGACCCCGCCCCGAACCTTAAGCCGAATTCGCCTCAATTCGTCCAAGCTTCAGCGCCAAAAATCCGCGCTCTGTCCCAAAAACGGAGCGGTGCACCCCCGAAAAACCCGCGTGCCGCCCCTCCCCCGTCGGTATCTCCTACTATCTGCTCTGCGAAGCTTCGTGCGCTGGTTCTCGCGTCTGGGGGGCATACGTAAGCAGGCGGCGTTGGTGCTTACCCGGCGCGAGCACGCTTGCGGACGCTAAAGGGCTTCGGCTCGATCAAAGCGGCGCGCCAAGCGCTATATACCGCTCACGAGCACAGCCCGAGACCGCCTCGAAAGCCTTGTGGTCCGCGATGATTTTTTCTCTTTTTTCGTCCGTGATCCTTGCCATATTTCACCCTTTTTCGTGAAATGCTACCACGGATTTGAAAAAAGACTTCGGCTTGCGAAAGCGTATTTCTACGAAAAATACTTATTTAATATTTTTATTTTCTATTCAATATATTTTTAAGTATAATTTAAGTAAATACGATGTATAATTCACCCAAGAAAACAAAATAAGGCTACGGCCCAAAAGGAGAAAAAGATGAAAGAGCTAAGAGGTAGCGAAAAACAAATCGCTTGGGCAGAAAAAATTAGAGCGAATTTCTTCATCGTCGCCGACGAAAGAGCAAAATATCTAGATGCAGCTAGCTCAAAAGAGGGCGTATTTGCGCGCTCCATAGAAAAAGCAAAAGCTGAAGCAAAGAAAGATTTCGACGACGAGGATTGGGCAGGAGAGGGTTTTGAATTTGAGCCTCTCTGGGGCGCTTTCGTCAATTTTTTTGGCGCTCAAGACGAGGCTAAATTTTGGATAGACAACAGGAGCGATTTAGAGGGTGGATTAAGCTCTCGCTTCTCATTTTTGATGGTTTGCTTGAGCTTAAAAGCTGCAGGCAGCACAAACGTGCCTAGATATGGGCTATTTGCTGAAATAATGAAAGCGTTGGAGAATAAATAATGCAAAATTTAAAAGAATTATGGGAGCTTGCCAATCAGCAAGCAAAAGCAAACGGCGGTGATGCGTTTGAAGTATACGCTCGCCTCTCGGGGGCGAAAATCGTCTCCGAGTATTCGGACGAAGTAGCCGAGAAATTGAAAGTGGCGGGATATAAATTTAGAATTATAGACGCAAATTTATATTTCACTCCGCTTAGCGGCAAAGAAAAGATATTACCGATATACGATGAGAAATACCGACATATTTTTTCGGAGGCGGGACTGATCGTCGATAATAGAGCCAAATTTTGGCTAAGCTTCATTTGCGCCAACTTCGACGACGGGATTTATGAAGTCAAAGAGCAGTTTGAAAGGCTAGCTCGCCAAGAAAGCTACCAAAAAATGCTAAAAGGCTTTTTCGGCATAATTAAGAATAAGCCTGCACCTTTCGGTATTGATGAGAGCAAGAAATTTGACCAATTCGTCAAGTCAATACCAAATTTAAAAATGAATGGCGATAGCGTGCCTTTTGAGGGTGCATACGCTATTCATCGCGTCGAGGGCTATATTGACGACGTAGCAGAGAGCCTCTATTTTGTCAAAAGCCCTATGAGTAAAGACGAGATTAAAATTTACGAGGATTTCGCTATGACGCTGTTTGATATTGACGATTTGGGCGAGAATGTTGATGAAAACAATATTTTTGAAAAAATAGCCGAGCGCAAAGGTGTCAAGCCTAATTTTCGCAGCGATTTCGATAGGAGCCGTCTCAACCATCTCACTATCGAGACGGGCGGCGAAAATCGCACGGAGCTAAGAGACGTCAAAGGCTACGTGATAGAAACCTTGCTGCCGCTTGTGAAAAAGGGCGGAGGTGAACTAGATTTTATCCACTCCGACTTCAAAGGCTGGAGCGTGGATATTCGTCCGCTCGATAGACTATTGCCGTTTTGCTGGGTGTTTGATATACTCAAAGACGGCAAAAAGAAAATCACTTGCGTGCTAAATGGTGCCGACTATAGATATTTGGCGATTGACAACCATAGCGTTAAGAATATCTTTTTCGATGCTTGGCTCAAACAGACTGACATAACGGAATTTGAAAAAATAAACGAGAAAATTTGTGACGGCAACATGCTGTTCGTCTCTGTGCAAAACCTCACTCACGATTGTATAGACGCTACTACGTGGCTAGCTGACTTTGAAAGGTGTTTGGCATTTGCAATTTTGACCGGAAAGGAGCAAGGATGACGCTGAAAGAAGTATCACAGCTTACGGGTATTCCATACCAAACTTTGCTGGGATGGGAGAAAGCAGGCGGCTATCGCCGAAATTTGGCGCGATTTTTGAAAAGTTGTGATCGCGCTACGCTTGAAAAGCATTTTAGTCAAGCCCCACTCGATATTGTTCAAAACGGAGATGTCGTAGTCGTCGAAAAAGACGGCAAATTTTCCGTAGCCACCTATCCTGCAGACGGAAAAGTTGTTTCTGTCTTGCAGAAATTTAAGAAGATTTAAGCAGGGGGGGGGTATAATCTGCCCAATGAAATAGGCTTTTATCCCGTTGGGATTTGAAACTATTGTTTTAAGGGTTTTAAAGTCCCTCTTCTTTTTACCGCTGGAAGTTTGAAACTTGTATAAATGTACCCTTATAGGGTTTGTAAGTTTTTCATTAGCGGGAGCGGCGCGGTCTTAGGATCGTGCCTTTTTTATTTACGCCCCCCCCAATCTAAAATTTTTCATCAATGAGCCTACTATCTGCCCGAGTATCATCTCTACGACGTTTTGGCTCATAGCATTTCCCGCCTGCTTGTACATCTGCGTATCACTAACTACGATTTTGAAATCATCGTCTATGCCTTGCAAGCGTAAACATTCGCGCGGGGTGAGTTTACGTATTAGTTCTCGCGATAACAAAATTTTTGGCTCTCTACCACCTCCACCCATAGTCGTGAGCGTCGGAGCTAGCCCGCAGGTATCATAAACACGCTTTATACAGTCCGCACCTTTTATATTTAGTCGCCAATAACCCTGATAAAAGTATCCGTCCTGCGATGACCGGGATTCGTAGTTAGGGTGTTGCTTACGCCACCGAATTCCGAAACCGGGCGAAATTGCCCTTTAAATTTCGGATTCTTTCGCCTCATTCCCGCAATCGCGCGCTCGCTCAAAAAGTATTTTTCATCTACACAGGGCTCTAGCATATCCTCAAGAGTAAGTTTTAGAGGCTTTTTCGGCGCAAAACGGAAGGAAAAATATCTATCCGCATCCAAAAAGCCCACTATGTAAAGACGCTCTCTGTTTTGAGGGATGCCGTAGTCTTTTGTATTGAGAATTTCGGCGTGGCAGTGATAGCCGAGATCGCGCAAGGCGTTCAGGAAGTTCACGTATGCCTTGCCCTTTTCAATTGACAGAAAGCCTTTGACGTTTTCGAATACGAAAACCTCCGGGCGGCACTCTTTGACTATGCGATAGTATTGCCAAATGAGATTGCCGCGATCCCCCTCCGTGCCCGCTCGCCCTCCCGCGATAGAAAAGTCTTGGCAGGGGCTACCGCCTACAAGTATGCCTATTTGTCCGCGATACCTCGTAGCGTCTAGGGCGCGAACGTCCTCATAGAAAGGCGCATTTTGGTAGTTGCCCACATTGGCTTCATAGCTACGGCGCGCAAATTTGTCGATTTCGCAAGCAAAGGTCGTGCCGCTACAGCCGAATACCTTGCGATGCGCCATCTCCGCTACACCGATACCTGAAAAAATAGTCGCAATATTCATTTTAGAAAACTCTTGAAAATTTGAAATCGTCGGTTTTGCATCTCTCTCCTTCTCTCTCTTTGATATAGCGCCCAAGGAGGAGAGAGGACCCCTTGAGCGCGGTGATTATATGGCGGCGCGTCCTAAATTTTATAAACTCGCCGCGGCAAGATCGTGCAGGTCTAGCCAAACCCTCGCGAAGTTGCGGGATCGGTCGCAAGCTCGCGGGATTTAATTAGCCAATCCTCAGATGATGGCTGCGAGCGCGCCGCAGTTTACGAAGTCATAAACTCGCCGTAGCGGGCTATTGCCGTGAAAACTTCCCGATCTGCGGGCGGGAGATTAGCGCAGGATCGAATTTTTTCGGCGCGAATTTGCGCTGCTTTTTCTCGTCGCGTAGCCGCTTGAGGCTCTGCACGTCAAACTCGAAGCCCTCAGCGTCCGCCACCTCTTTGAAAATTTCAAGCTTCCGATCGATCTGCTTTTGCTTTTTTGCCTTTTCCGAAGCGCTCATCTTTTCAAGCTTTTCGTTGTGCTTGACCGCCTTTTCGACCTTGTCGGCGTCTTTGCTATCGGGCACCTTGACATATTCGAGCTCCATCTTTTGCTTGCGTAGCTTGCCGAGCTCGGCGTTGAGCTCCTTTTGCTGATTGAAGCGGCGCGCGCCCACGCCTCGCTTTAGGATGCCCGCGTATCCGAGCTCATCCTTGTTGTAGTCTTTAGGCGCGAAATCTTTATCGCCCGTGATGTCTGAAAGAGCCTGCTCGCCGAGCTGCTGCCCGTATCTGCCGATCGTAAGTGTCGGTAGGTAGTTTTTCGCGGCTTCTTTGACGCTTTTGGCGATTTTCACGGCCTTTGGATCGTCCTCGGAGGTGATGTTATAGCCCAGCGTCGATTTGCCGCTTGCGATATTGACTAGACCGCCCACGAAGCCCCATCCGCCCTCAAAAACGTCGTCGAAGCGGAAGCCGGGCGCGGCTCGTCCCGCATTGAAATATGTATCGCTATCCCCTATCCTCGCCCACGCTTTGAGTCCGAAAACGTTCGGGAATTTCGAGCTTTGCGCCCATTTCGGTTTGGTTAGGTTTTCCTTTTCTGTATCTGCGATAATCGAGCTTAGCGACAGCCCCGCGGCGTCCGCGGCGATAAAGGCTGCCTGCATCATCGCGAAACGATGCGGGTTTTTGAGTATCGCCTTGATCACCATCGGCGTCGATTTGACGGAGTAGTGCAAAAACGGCATCAGTCCCCACTTGTCGCTCTTGCGCAAAAAGCCGTTGAAATGAGTGCTGTAATCGACGTAGTGATACTGCGCGTCGCTCATCGCCGCAGAAAGCTCCTTTTCGCTAAATTTGCTTAGATCGCCCGCGGCATATCCGCGCTTCGCGGCGATCGCATCGAGATTTTTCTTAAATCGCGCGATCTTGAAAATTTCATCCTCCCAAGCGTAGGCTTTTCTAGCCGCCCTACCAAGCGCCGAGCCCTCGCTCATGTAGATATTTTTGCCCGCGGTGCTTAGAAAGTCCATAGCCTTGCCGACGATGCCGAAAGCCTCGCTATCATTTTTAGGCTTTAGCC